AATTTAGTTTTTGTAGCATATAACCTACTATATAATACTTATGAATATAATGAAAGCGAGAATAATCTGGTTTCCCGAACGTCTATCATACATAGATTTTGACTCATTACAAGATAAAATGGAATGGAATCAAGAGCATTTAGAAACTGTTCGTAAATATATGAAAGAAGATGGATTGTTATTTCCTGCTGTATTTAAGGATGATGAAATACACTGTGGTCATTATAGATTTAAAGTAGCAAAAGAAATGGGTTATGATGGTATTGAAGCGTATAAAGTCAATACTTATAAAGAAGTTCTGCAATTGACTAATTTTAGTGAATTGTGTTATAAGCATTACAAAGAATATAAAGATAAAAACTATGTATGAATCGTTAACAGAAGCCACTAAATTTCATGCTGTAAACCAAGATAATTGGATTGGTGAGGCATTAGCAGAATATAAGCATAATATTTTTGAAATTATAAAAAATAATAATATCAAAACCATTTTAGATTACGGTTGTGGTAAAGCAAAATTTCATTCTATTTTATTTAATAATAAAAAAGTTCCAGGATCTCCAATGGGTATAAATATAACTCCATATGATCCAGCGGTCACACAATTTTCAAATAAACCAACAGGTCAATATGATTTAGTTTTATGCATTGATGTTATGGAACATGTTCAAGAAGATAAAGTTGACGAAGTTTTAAAAGATATATTTAATTATAGTAATAAAGTATTTTTAACTATTACTTGTTATCCAGCAAAACAAATTTTAACTAATGGAAAAAATGCACATTATACTATTAAAGATCCAGATTGGTGGAAAGAAAAATTAAAACCTTATGATGGTAATTATACTGTAATATTTCAAACAAAACCCGAAAGAGGTGGTGATGTAGTTAATAAAGAGGAATGGAAACCAAATAAAACTACAATAAAAAAATTAGAAAAAAATGACAAAACTTTGGATGAAACTCAAAAAGAAAAATCTAAATTATTAATTAATGAATAAAGATAATACCGAATTTGATATAAGAATAAAAGATAATTTCTTATCTAAAGAAGAATTTAATAAAGTTAAATATATTGGTAAAAATATAAATTTTCATGCCAATGATATTGGTTATTCTGGTAAAAATGGTCATGTTTTTTTTACAAAGGATGCTCCAAAAGAAATTTTAGATATTTTATATAAAAGAGTTTCTGATTTTTTTAAAATAAATATTTTAAATATAAATCTTTGTCAGTATTCTATGGTGGCAAAATCAAATAAAACTGAAGTACATAATGATAAAAGTGAAGAAACAAATTTTCAAACTATTTTTTATATTGAAGGAAACGAAGATATTCATTGTGGAACAGGATTTTATATTAAAGGTAAAAAAGAAAACGATTTAATATTAAATACCCATATTGGATTTAAACCAAATAGAATAGTTTCATGGGCTTCTAATGTATTTCATGCTCCACTTAGTTTTACAGATTCTTATAAAAATAGAATATCATTAATAACTCAATACAAGATAAAAAATTTAAGTATTTAGATGATTAATTTTATAAATACAAATGATAAATTAAATGAAAACAAAAATAGTTTGACTATTACTTATCCCAGAAAAGTAAATATTATATTTGGAAATTATCCATACCCAGAAATAATTCATGAGTTTATTATAGAAATAAAAAATAATTTATCATCAAAAATGAATAATTATACCAATGTTAAAGGGGGAATGACTGATTGGAATTATTTTATAAATAAACAAAGTTTTATTAATTTTATGACTTATTTAATTAATAAACATCAAACATCAAACCCAGACATATTTGAATATTTTTTAGAAAAAAATTTTATTGAAAGTTCTTGGGGAAATGAAATAAAACCCAATGATAGTCTAAAATATCACACGCATTCTAGTTTTCATGGTATTTTATATCTAACTAAAGGATGTGATTTAATTTTACCGGAATTAAATTTAAAATTAACTCCTAAACCTGGAGATTACTATATATTTCCACCTAATATATTACATGGATTTGATAAATATGAAGGAGAAAATAATAGATATAGTTTAGTGTTTAATATTACTCAAGGTGATGTATTTAATTTTTTAAAAAAATTGGCATAATAATGATTATTGTAAAAAATTGGTTAGAAAAAGATTTACATGAATTTTTAAAATTTCAATATTTACATAATACACCTCATTATTTAAGTCAAAAATCTAATAGATTTGAAAATTTAACTTCAGATAATTGTTTTTATATATCCGAATTTAATCAAAAAGATTTAATGAATTCTTTTTTGTGTTTAAAAATACAAAAAACAATAAATAAAAAATTAAAATTTTTAAGGACATATTTAAATATTCAACATGTAAATATGAATGGTTCATGGCATATTGATGATGATGCAGAAATTACTTGTTTATATATGGTGATAGGAAATGGAAATTTTGAAATTAAAAATGAAACTTCAATTTTATTTGAAGAAAATAAATTAATTTGTTTTGATTCTAAAAAAATACATAGGGGATTAGCTCCTAATAAAGGAACTAGAATAACTTGGACAGCTAAATCAATTGTTGATAATTCAATAGGAGAAAAAAATGAAACAAAAAACAATTAATATAGATAATTTTATTGGTGTCTATGATAATTACATTACAAAAGAAGAATGTAATAAAGCAATTCAATTATTTGAAAATGAAAATAAATTTAATAAAACATTTAATAGAAAATATTTTGAAAGGGCATCTACATTAGATAAAAACGATAAACAATTTTTTGCAAATTCAAATAATATCAATTTATGGTGGAAACATTTTCAACCAATGATTTTAAATTTTGATATGGCATTCAAACACTATATTACACATACTGGAGCTAAAGATGCTTATTCTGGAGAAGATTTTTTTTATACTGTATTAAAAATTCAAAAAACATTACCCACTGAAGGTTACCATGTTTGGCATGTTGAACATGGTAAAGGTTACGAAAATGAAGCAAGAGCTTTTGTTTTTTCAATATATCTAAATGATGTTGAAGAAGGTGGAGAAACAGAATTTCTACATTTTTCAAAAAGAGTAAAACCTAAAACAGGAAGAATAGTTATTTGGCCTGCTGGATTTCCATACTTACATAGAGGTAATCCACCTTTATCAGGTGAAAAATATATTTTAACTTCTTGGATGATGTTACGATGAGTATGATGTAGGTCTTGCACCTAATCTTGTAATTTTTTCAGCTTCAGTTTCACCTTCAACATTGTCATCATCCCAATCAGATTGTAATCTAGATAAATGTGCTGTATCCCATTTATTACTGAATTGACTAATGTCTCCGATATTAGCATCTGCAAAAGATGAATGAGGAGTTGTGTCTTTATATTCTACTTCATCTGAAGTAATTGAAGTTCCATATTGAATTGCCCAAATATTTAAAAATTTAGATTGTCCCCAAAAAGAATCATCATCAATATTGTATCCAATACCTTCAGAAGCTCCTTCAGCAAAATTTTTAATTATTATTTTGTCTTCAAAAATTATTGTCCAATTTCCTTTAGATGCCATTTTTTCTCCTAAGTTTTTATAATATAAATTATTGTTAAATATGGTTGAACAACTGAAGTTGCATCTCCTGAAAAGGTTGCACTCATGTTGTGAGCATGTCCACCACCATCTCCGGTGGTACTAGTCTGATTAGTTCTATTTGTAGCATTACCCTGTAAAAAATATGATCCTTGGTTAGTTGCTTGATAACCACCTAACACACCGTGAACGTGAGGAGAAAGTTGTGTTGTTGATAAAGTTGCATTCGCTGTTGAACCACCAACGTTTCCAGTTGAAGTAACGGTGTTTGCTCCACCAGTTGAAGCTAAGTTTTTAGTTCCTGATTTTCCAACTGCTACGTTATCTTGTAAGTCAGGTAAATCAAAAGTTGTTGAACCATCGCCTGATCCATAAGTTGTACCAATGATTGCAAATAAATCTGCATACGTTGATCTTGAAACTGCAGCACCATTACATTCTAAGAAACCTGTCGGTACAGAAGAATCTGACCACGGCACAATTGTTGCTGTTGGAATACCTTCAATACCTGTAAGGTTAGCTCCATCAAAATCGTA